ATTGATGTCAAGAGACACCGTCCCAGGTGGAAAACCCACCAAAAATCCTGGCTAAGCCAGGGGGTACCGTTGGATCGAGATATTGATTTCCCGTATCCTGCCTTCCCTCACGGGAAGCCCACTGATAAATTCAATGAAACCCAACTTACGAAGGGTAGCATCGGATCGATCAGCAGCTAATTGGTTTAAAGACGCAATTAGCTGACCATCTGGTAAGTCAGACCCTATCTCCATTGAGGTGCGAGATAGAACCTTAGCTTGCCAGCATTCCCATCCATAAGGATGTGAATCCAGTTGGAGTTCGTCAACAGAGCCTATAAAGGCTCCATCACCGAATCCATCTGGTAGTCGGGGTTTACGCCAAGAAGCTGGAGCAAGGTTTCTCAGTGTTGTCAATACTGAGCGATCCTCTAATCCCGTGCGTTCGAACCACCTATAAAGGTTGTTATGAACGAGGAAAAGTCGATCGAGCTTTGCTACAGGTGACCGGACGTAAAACGGCGTTACATCATTCCCGAGATAGTAGTGTTTACCACAACTCTCTCTATATGGGCCACTGTCAAACGTCTTTTTCTCGTTGGTTGTGAAACCAGCTTGCCGAAGACGCCTTTTCAGTTCAGCACATTTCGCCGAAGGGATGACTATGTCATCTCCGTAGACGAGGACTGATGCATCCGTCTCATTAACGTTGGAACATGTTACCTGCTGGGCAATAGCCCAGAAAATGAGCGTTTCAAGCTCAAATGTGTAACCGTTCCCCATTGATGAGAACTTCTGATACGGCATAACCGTACCGGAAGGAAGAACGCCGACTGGAGAACGGCTCTGCTCAAGAGCCCACCACCAGTCGTTGGGTAGGAGATAACTTACAAGCTCAAACGATATCGTGTCACTAGCCATAGATAAATCTACGGTAGCTAACGACCCATCAATACTACCCTTACGGGCAGCTTGCTGGTTTAAAGTTTGATCTCTTAGGTCAATTCCTACTGACTTAAGGCGAAACCGAATAACTTTGCCAATGCCTTTCTGAATATAGATATTCATACAGGGCTCTTTAGCAATGGTTCGGTCAGTCTTATAATTCTTCGGAACAGTAATGACGCGGTTACCCTGGACAACCTTGACTAGATTGTCAGGTTCCTCTGCAGAAGACTGCACACCATGTTTCCATAGTGGATTCATGCGAATAGCACATGAAGCAAGGACCGCGTTCCCAAGGGTGCTCTCCGGTATACCGGAGTATTTATAAGCTGCAAAGCTCTCCGAACGTGGGAGCCTAGTGGTTGCACCAGGTCCAAATCCGAAGTGCTTTGAGCACTCGTCCCAAGAGAAAGTTCCAAGTGTGTCTGTAATCCTCAGACGTACGGCCCTCCAAAAAGGGTCGTATTTCATAGTCTTACGTATCCACTCGTTACTCTCACGACAAGACGATTCGGCGGCGTGGAATTTCTCCCACGTCACTCTTTCCTTTTCGGGCGATGGTAACCCATCGTCATACTTGGAAAAGAGCTCCCCTAGGAGAAGAGAGCCCCGAGCAGCCTCAAGACTAGACAAGTCAAGAGGAGTTTCCCTTCCAAGAACACCAACAGGGGAAATCCCTGTGATGGAGGAAAGGAGCTCGAGGAACTTCTCGTTCGAGAACGCCAAGCGTGCACCTATGTTACGATTACGTATCATATGGATAACCTCTTAAGGTTAGAACTTTCACGATGACCTACAGGACTATCCCTCAGCTCTTAAAGGCTGTTTAGGATAGTGAGCAGATCTGCCACCTGACGTGCATTCGCACCTAAGAGAATGAATAACATTCTCTCGATGAGAAGGCGCACAAAAGGGCTACGGAGATCGATTTTCATCGGTCTAGTAGTATGGCTCGAGATTGTTCACGGTGGTCTTCACACCCGCTAAGCCAAGGAAATTGGCTACGTAGGCGAGAAGATCCTTCCGCTCCTGGAGCGTGCTTTCGGGATGAATGTTCAGGGTAACCTGAGCACTCGAGTACCGAACCACCTTGTCAACACCATCCACTTCGGCCACAGTCGGGAGTAGAAACCCGGCCTGGAGCTTGTGGGTGGTGCGATTCCCCGAAGGAGGACTGACTTCGTAATTGATAGTCAGAAATCCAGAGGGAATACTTGGGGACCGGTCGGCCCACTTTGCGGTTGCTCCGTCAGTTGTGACGGGATCGAAAGTGTGGGCTGCCGGGGACGCTTGTCCATCGTTAATGGACAGTGCAGCTATTGCGGGCATTGTTTGATGCTCCTATTTAAACAGGTTTGAAGTTGTTAAATCAACGAAAAATCTGAGTAAGTAAGCTCAGACCGTTCGCCATATGTCCTAAGGACCGAGGATCTTTTAGACTCGGGAAGGTAGGTAATGGAATTCCGCTTGAAACGGAACGAACCAATTTAACTACCCTTTTTCGTTCTCTCCAGTTATTCTCGATAAACCCTCCATTTGTACCAAACTTCTCTGATAATCCTTGGCCTTTCCACTCCGCTACTACAAAGTAGGAAGTGCAAGACCAGGCATCAGCAAAGCCAAAGTACGCATCGAGGGACTCGAGATAGCTGCCAATTGGTAGGAACCAATCGACAACGAAACTGAAAGGAACTAGTTCCCAGCCCACACTAAGTGGGTTAGTAACTCCTAGGGACGCCAACGAGATGATTGCCTCGTTTTGAGGTATAGCATCAATGCGACAGATCGCACTAGCGCTAGCACTCGCAGTCATTCTAAAGCCGTCGAAGTTGTACCATTGACCGGGTTTCCGTTCAACAGTCCAACTCTTTCGGTCAGAAGAACGACCCTTTGTAGTGACACTCCAGTCACTCAGCGGACGCTCTGAAAGAGCTTTCGTTGCTCCGTATACGTCGGAGAGCAAAGGTTTCCAACCATATTGAAGTTCAAGCCACTTGCGAGGGATATTGCTACCCCTCGGTTCGTGACGCTTGGAAGAAATTCCAAGCTCATTCATTGCGTTGCGGACGGATCCGCGCTTCAAGGAACGAATAGAACGAGCAATACGGGAGGCTGTATCGCCTACAAGCCTTGCAGTCTGTTTCCTTTCGCCGAATGCTACGCCGAGGTTTATCTTTGATGCTTTCAAGTTGTTCCGCGCTGCTATTAAAGCAGAGTTGGAAACATCAGGAAAGTTCAACAAAGCATCACTCTCAGTAACGCATTCATTGAAGTGATTCAGACTTGAAAATGCACCGAAGTTCGCAGAACCCGGTGCAGCAGGGCCGCCAATCGCTCCATCAAACTTCAAGTAATCGGGATTTGTCCCAACCTTGAAACTAGATGAACCGGTTGCGTAGTCGATCTCACGTCGATCCAGGGTGTAAGGAGTTGGAGGAATCCAACCCTTCGGCTTACGCCGCTTTACGCCTGTAGCTACCTCAGTAACAGACCTTGAAATGCTGAGATCAGAGCCACCCGACCCCGGTGAATTGGGGTTAGTGACACTGGTCTTTCGCGACAAGGAAACTGTGAATGGTGTGCGAGGCATAAATGACTCCTGGAAGAGATATGACGTGAGGGATGAAGTTATCGGATAACCCCACCCACTCTGGTGATAGTGATATCACCACGCATTCACATGCGTTCGGAACAGGGAGTTCCAGGATAGAGGCACCACTAGGTGCACTACCAGCAGACGTGCTGGTCTTTCGACCCCATACCGCATAAGGTGAGAACTTCTAGGCGAAAGCCGCGAAGGAATTAACTGTCAAAGTTAATATTACCTGAATATGCGGACATAGGGGGACCCTGACGAG